GGACGGCGGAGACTCGGGACGCCCTGTCATGTTTACCCTTATCGACCCCGCCCTGGTCGCGGGACACGTACTCAAAAAAAACGAACTCTTTTATAAGATCCGCTCCGAGAACGATCCCGAGAAAATCGATACGGTACACTCGCAAAACATACTACATTTTAAGCACGTATCGCGAAACGGTATTTACGGGATCAATCCGATCGAGGCCCTGAGACTGAACCTCTCGACAACATGGGAGGGACTCAATACGATTAACCAATATTATATTAACAACGGGGTAAACCCCAAAGCGTTAAAGAGTACGGTATCGGGTGCTAATCAAAAAGCAATACTCGAGGCCCTGGAGACTCTCAAAAAACAAATGCAAGAGAGTAAGAACGCGGGAGAGATTATACCCCTCCCCCCGAATACTGAGATCCAGGAATTACAAATGAACGCGGTCGACGCGGTATTCCTTACTATGATCGAGACGAACGCGAAGCAAATCGCGGCAATGTACGGACTTAACCCTTTAATGGTCGGGGATACGAGCTCGTCCCGTTACAACTCGATCGAGGCGTCGCAAATCGCTTTAAAGGTAAATACGGTCTCGTCCATTGCGCGGATGTACCGACAGGAGTTCGAATACAAATGTCTTACCGCGGACGAGCGGAAAAAGAAAAACAACTCGATCGAGTTTAACTTAATGGCCTTGATCGAGACCGACCATAAAACACGCCTCGAGGGATATCGGATCCTTGCTAATTTAGGAGCAATTAAACCGAATACAATCGCAATGCTCGAGGGCCTGGAGACGTACCCAGGAGGAGACGACCATTATATACAAACAAATATGATGAGCGTCGAACAGTATAACAAAAAGCAAAAAACAGAGAAACCAAAAAACGGGAACAATGAGTAAGAAAGAATCGACCCCCGAAAGGAGACAATTACACCAACTCCCCGACGAGCGGTACGCCGTTCGCGCGGAAAAAGATAACGACGGTAACCGATATTTTGTCGGGTACGCCGCGGTATTTAATGTTCGATCGAAACTTATATGGGACTGGGACCGCGTCTTTTATGAGATCATTAAACCCGAGGCGTTCGATACGGTCCTTGCAAGGGAGGGACTCGACGTTCCCCTGGTAATGAACCACGTTCCGCATGTATCGATTGCGAGAACGATATCGGGGAACCTTACCCTCGAGACCGACGAGACGGGATTAAAGATCCGCGCCCTGGTTCCCGATACAACCCTCGGGAACGATACGTACGAAATGATCGAGAGAGGAGATTATACCGATATGTCGTTCCGTTTCCGAATGGAGGAGAGCGGGTCGAAATGGTATAAGGATAACGAGGGTAATTTAATACATGAAGTACGCGACGTCCTGGATCTCCTGGACGTTTCAATACTCGCGTTTCATGGTGCTTATGGAGAAACGGTAATCGATACCGAGGTAGCTAATCGGATGTACGACGAATTGATACGGGAGGATAGCGGCTCCGACGACGAGGACGCGGGGGATAACCCCGACAACCCCGACGACGGAAAACCGGAACCGACCCCCGAGGAGATCACGGAAGCCGAAGCCGCAACCGCCGCGGACCTGGACGAGGCCGAAATGGACCTCGAATTGAAACAGGCCGAATACGGTATCGAACCGACAGATACACAAACAAAAACAGAAGAAAATGAAAAAACTGAATGATCTATTAATCGACCGCTCGAACAAGATCGGGCGAATGTCCGAGATCCTGGAGACCGCAAGGTCCGAAAAACGGGAGAGAACAGAGGACGAAAAATCCGAATGGCAACGCCTGGACGGTGAAGTAAAAGAACACTCCGACGAGATTAAAACTCTCGAAAGGCAAGCGGAGTTAGATCGCGAGGAGGCCGCGCGCAAACCTCTCGAGAAACCCGAGGCGGACGTTCTGAGGAATTACGATTTCTCAAAGGCTATTATGGCTCTGGGTAACCGTCAAGGTATCGAGGGACTGGAGGCAGAAATGCACCAGGAAGCGAGGAGAGAGGTCGGTCCCGCCGTTAACCTCTCGGGTAACCTTTACGTCCCGAAATTCATTTGCGACCGTATGTATATGACCGCCGCGCAACGTGCGAACGAGGAGACCAAAACGACAGGACTCGCCGCGGGACATATCCCCCTTGCCGTCGGAGATCCCTCGTTTGTAGTTCCGAAACCTCTATACCGCGAAATGGGAGCGACTGTTTACGAGAACCTCGGAACGGGTAAACTGGATCTTCCTTTCTCTCAGGGTCACACAGCGGACCAGGTAGCGGAAGCGGGAACCGCGGTACAGTCCGTACCGACTGACACGAAAGGAACCCTCTCCGCGAGTCGTTTCCAGGGGTGGCAGAATTATACAATGGAGTACCTTGCCGAGTCCGCCGTAATGAACCAGGTATTCGCGGACAAACTTATGGCAATCGACCGAGGTATCGGTAAAGCCCTTGCACTGGACGCCGTCGCCGTTAATGTTATGACGGGGTACGCGACCACGGATACGAAAGCGGCCCTTACTTATGCGATCGTACTTTCTATGATCTCCGAGATTGAAAGCGACAGTTTCGTATCCGAGGGGTTCGTAATGAGTAAAGGCGTATTTTATAAGCTGGCACAAACCGTTGTCGGGACCGATCAAGCAATGGTCCTTAATTTCCTCGAAGGAAACAACCGAGGTAAGATCTCGGGAATTAACTCCGCGGGAACCGCTTTCCTCCCCGTACATGATACCGACAAGTACGATATTATTTACGGAGACTGGAAAGAGGGATACGTCGGACTTTGGGGAGGCGCGCAAATCCTCGTCGACCCGTTCAGTAATTCCGACGACGGTTATACCAAACTTACGTTTTATCGTATGGGAGCGGTCGACAGTAACCCGTACGCGTTCGCAAGTATCCGAAACGTGGACATAGCGTAACCCTCTTAACTAAAAGAAAGGAGTTCTTTTTTATAGTTGGTTTTAGTTAGTAAATAAGGAAAGGGGGATTATCCCTCGCGCATGGGGACCCCCTTTCTTTTAAAACAAAAAGCATGAACGCAAAAAAATCGTTAATTATCTGGATTGTATATATCGTCGTATTTGTCGGTATATTCCTCGCCTTTATCAAAGGAACAAACCAGGAGGGTTTACTTAAACTCGCCTGGATGGGAGGAGCAATCGTCGCCGCAATCCTGGCTATTTTCATAGCCGTACGACTGAACAGGGCGAAACGTTAAGAACCTTTTAAGTTTAAAGAGATGATCGCGAAAACGAAATCGATTTACCATTTAGCACTCGAGGAGGCTAAAGAACATTGCCGCCTCCGCGACGAGTTCGTTAATGACGACGAACAAATTAAGCGGATTATAAAAGCCGCGGTCGAGTTTGTCGAGGGGGATATCGAAAAGGATATCGCTTATACGGCGAACGTGCTTACTCGTAACGAATGGAGCGGATCAGAAATCCGCGTTAACGAGGGGAATATGGTATCGATCTCCTCCATTACGACGACCGAGGACGGCGAATCTCCCGTTACTCTCTCGGATTATACGACGTATGTATATCGCGATTACTTTAAAGTCGACCTCGATAGCTCGGTCGATACGGATCTCTTAACGGTAAACTTTATAACAGGGTACGCCGCGGATGCGATTCCCTGGGATCTCCGCCAAGCCTGTTTAATCAAAGTCTCGGACTTTTACGACGTCGATCGTTCCTCGTCTCGGTTCGTATCGATCAAAGATACCCAGGCGTACGATCGAATCGTCGCCAAATACAAGGCGTATTATTTTGATTATCAAAGGGAGGCGTAAATGTTAGCGGCGGAGTTAAATAGGTGGATTACGATCGAGAAAGCGACCAGGGCAAAGGACGCCACAATCGGACACCCGAAGGATACGTACGCAACTCTGTATAGTACATGGGCGGGGGTATCATACGGAGCGGGTTCGTTCAATAAGGATAACGCAGGGAGTAACGTACGGGTCGACGCCGCGTTTACAATTCGGTACGACGAGGACGTTAATTACAAATGTCGGATCCTTTACGAGGAGCAATATTATGAGTTCGATCATATCGAGATAATCGGACGTAACGAGGGAATGAGAATTAAGACAATCTTATTTACTGAGGAGGCTTAATTATGTCAAAGGGAATAGGACCATTAGGAACAGGATCCTTACCGACTGAGGATATTGTCGGAGCGGACGAGATAATCGCGGCCCTGGATAACCTGGCTCCGAAACTCTCCCGTAAAATCCTGTTCGATGCACATAAAAGCGTCCTGGCTAAAACGGTCCGCCCCGATCTTAAATCGGTCCTTAACTCCTTTTCCCGCGCCTCCAGGACCTCGGTATCGATTCGCAAGGCGAAGGGAACCGACTCGGGCGCGTATATCGGTATAACAACGAAAGCGTTTTGGCTCCGTTTCGTGAACTATGGTACAAAGGATCGTAAGACCAAGCAAGCGAAGATCGAACGAATTAAGTCAAAACGATACCATACCGTCGGGCGGTTCGGTCGCCGTGAGGCCGCAAACCGCGGACGGGTCCAGGGGGACAAGTCGATCTCCTCCGCCCTGGATAGCAGGGTAAACGCGGTACTTAAGGAGGTCCAGGAGAACTATTCGGATCTCATTTACGAGGCTCTTAATAAAGAGATGCAAAGGGTTAAAAAGAAATTCGCAAAGTTATGAGTTTTGCAACCGTAATAAATACGCTTTTACAATCGGACGCGACTTTGAACGCGGCCCTCCTGGACGCGGATAGCGGGGAGACCAATATATACGCGTACCATTTACCCGACAACCTGGACGTAAGTAAAACCGCGATTGTCTTTACTTACAAAAAGGACGAGGGGGTCGACGTCCTGGAGGAAAAAAACGTTCTTGAAAAATATACCCTTTACCTGGTTATCGTTGCGGGAGATCCCGCAGATACCGAATCGACCGCGGCCCTGGTACATTCGTTTGTCGATACGTACTCGGATTCGAACCTCCTCGATATAACATACGAGGACGAGGTTAACGGACAGAACGACGAAAGGGACAGGTACTTTAAAAGTTTGGAATTTGTAATCTGGTATCAATCTTAAAATAAACTACAATGGCAACAGACGTAATTCTCGGTAAAGCAATGACGTTAACGTACGATTCGAAAGTGATCGCACGTTGTACCGATTTCACCCTGGAAGTAAACAAAGAACCGATCGATATTACGACCCTCCAGTCGAGCGGGTGGAAGGAAAAGAAAGTCGACCTTAAGGAATGGTCGGTCTCCTTTAACGGACTCGTTACCCGCGGCGCGGACGGAACTTACTCGGTATACGACGAGTTACTCGCGGATATCCTGGGAACCGATACCGCGATTACGATATCGATCGACGATACCGACGGATCGGGTACGATCGCGGTCGGAGGAGACGTATTCTTAACCTCCCTCTCGACGGGCGTAACCGTCGGAGATAAGGTTACCTATTCGGGAACCCTGGAGGGAACGGGCGCGCTCGCGTAATCGAATCTCAGGCGTATGATCGGATTCGCAACCGATACCCCCTTTCCTTTGGATCCAGGAGAGGGGGTTACATATATAACCAAATGTCAACAACATGATAAAGCACGTAACGTACAACGGAGTCGAGGTCCCGTACTCGATAGGGTATTACGCCCTTAAACGCTTCAAAGGCGAAACGGGAAAAGATTTCGAAAAGACCCCCGACGACGATCTCGAGGCCCTCGAGATTATTGCCTGGTACGCAATCGAGGCGGGTTGTAAAATGGAAAAGATCGAGAACCCAGTCGATCGGAACGATATCGAGATGTTCTTAAACGAATGTATGAACGAGTTTAACGAATCGATACCCGATTTTTTCCAGACCCCCCCGAAGAAGAAAGCGACCAGGACACCCGCGAAACGCCCGACGGGGGCGGGCAAAAACACAACCCCAAAAAGTCCCAGGAAAAACAAATCGTAACCGCGACGATCGAGGAGATCGAAGGGGAGGCCGTTGCGCTCCTCGGGTACACTCCCGAACGGTTCGACTTTACGACTCCGCGATATCTCTTTTACGCGTTCAAAGGAATAGCAAAGGAGAGGGATCGAGTATTCCGTTCCCGTTGCGAACTTACGCGGATGCAAACCCTTATCCTCGTCAATAACGGACGGTCTGAAAAAGATATGATAAAGGACCCGCGGCGTATTTGGCCCTTTGAATGGGAGGACGAGATCGAGGAGGACGAGGTATATATCCCGACGGCGGACGAATGGGAGGAACTCGATAGCAAGTACGCGAATAAGAAAAAGTAATCGTTTACCGATTGTCTTTATAATTAAAATACGAACGTATGGCCTCCTCCATTTTAACCGACCTAGCGATACGCTTACACGCCAAAACCGCGGAACTGAACAAAGGACTCTCCCGCGCGAAAGGGCAAATCCGAGACTTTAAAAGCAATGCCAAAAAAGGAACGACCGAGATCCGAAAGGGATTCGCGGAAATGGGTAACGGCGCGCGGCAATCCCTCGGGTTAATGACGTCTCAATTCGGAATGATGGGAACAGTCCTTACCCGAGCAATCGGAGGGGTAAAGGGGTTAACGCTCGGTATGAAAGGACTCAAAGCGGTACTTATATCGACGGGGATCGGAGCTATATTTGTCGCGATCGGAACGGCGGTCGCGGCCCTTATGACTTACTTTAAAGGGACGATCGACGGCGCGCGAAAGTTCGCCGCGATATCGGGAACCCTTAAGGGAATAATGACTGCTTTAAAAGAGATCCTTATTAACGTCGGTCGGTTCTTGGTTAAGATGTTCGAAGATCCGAAACAAGCAATCGCGGATCTATGGGAGGCAATTAAACAGAACCTCGTAAACCGTTTCCAGGGGTTGTTAACGTTCTTTAAATCGGGATGGTCAGCAATCGCGAACGGAGCGAAGGGGGTCGGAGCCGCGGTCGCGGGGATCTTCAATAAGGAGAAAAAAGACCAGGCACATGAATACTTTTTGCAGATGCAAAAAGATATGGTCGATACGGGTAAAGCCGCGGTCCAAATGGCGACGGGGTTCGACGTCGAAAAAGGTATCGGGAAAGCTCGCGAGGAAATGGATAAGATAAAGGAAACCGCGGGTAAAGCCGCGGCCCTCGAACAACGTAAACATGATCTTTACGCGGCGAATACAAAGTTTCTGGTACGCGAGGCGGAGTTAGTCGAGGAGATCGCGCGCCTTACCGACATATCCTCCGATAAGGAACTGGAGATCTCGGAGAGTTTGAAAGGAACACTCGACGCGATCGCGGTAACCAAAGATCTTTACGCGGGACGCATTGCACTCGCGGAGGAGGCGTTACGGATCCAGGAGGCGGAAATGGCTCTCGGGTCGAATAGTCTCGAGGACGAGCGCAAAAAGGCCGAACTCCAGGTTACGTTAAACGCTCTCCGTAAAGAGGAGTACGATAAGATCCGCGAACTCAAAAACCGTAAAGAGGAAATAGACGCGAGAGCGAACGCCATCGAAGTAAAAGCGGAAGCCGAAAAGCAAGCCAAGTTAAAAGCCGAAAGGGACAAAGCCGCCGCCGCGGAGAAAGCGCGCCTCGACTCGATCGAGGCGTATCGCGTCCAGGTCCTCGGTCAATCCCTGGAGGGGCAATTAGCATTACTTACCGAACAGTACGACGCGCGAAGGATAGCGGATAAAGAATACTGGAGCGAATACGAACGACTCCGCGACGAGATAATCGAGAGAGACAAAGCCGCGGCGGAGGAGGAGAGGCAACGGGCCGCGGATCTATGGGACGCCAAACTCGAAAAGGCGACTCAATATATCGACTCGGTCGGATATGGTATCGATATCCTGGGACAGATGTTCGAAGCTCAGAAGCAAAAAGAACTTAAGGCCGCGGGGGACAATGCCAAAAAGAAAGAGGAGATCGAAAAGAAGTACGCGAAAAAGCAAAAGAAAATCGCGATCGCGCAAGCGATAATCGGAGCGGCCCTCGCCGTTGTTAACGCCCTGCAAACGCAACCCTTCCCTTTGGGACTAGTCATGGCGGGACTGGCAATCGCGATGGGAGGAGCGCAGATCGCGACCATTGCCTCGACGCCCCTTGCAAAAGGAGGTATCGCATACGGACCGACAAACGCCCTGGTAGGGGAATACGCGGGAGCGGCAAACAATCCCGAGGTAATTGCGCCCCTGGATAAACTGCCTGGTCTGTTGGCTAAAGCGGGAGGAGGCGGAGGAGGGATCCTTGCGGGTAAAGTGAAATTTGAACTCGAGGACGGCGTTCTGGTCGGGTGGCTCGAGCAACAACGTAATTACGCGGATAGTTATTAATTATGGCTTACGGAAACCATTATCGGATCGGATACTCGTCGAAGGAAACGACGGGTTATATATACGTTTGGGAGGAGGGGTATTCGGGATCGATCGAGGACCTTACCCTGGTAGCAAATTCCTTTAAAGTCGACTATAAACCGAACGGGTGGGAGAACCCTATAATCGGTCTCGCGGCGTCCTTTGGGATACTGAACGACGAGACGGATTATTTTACTTTGCTCCCGTTGTTGACAGCGACGGAGAAACAATACTGGGTTCGGGTAACCCGCGTTTCTCCGTCGTCTTTGACATTATTCGAGGGGTATATCGCTTGTAACAACAACGAACAAAAGTACCTTAAGAATCGTACTATACGCCTGGTCGCGACCTCGTACCTTTCGAAACTCCAGTACGTAACTCCTCCCGCGATCGAGACTTTACAAACGATCTCCTTTATCGATTACCTGGACGATTGCTTACGACAGACAGGGACCGAACAAAATATCCGAATTAACTCCTCCCTGTATCCGACAGGGGATACGATCGGGAGTACCTCGAGTATGTTCAATAAGGCGGGTGTATGGTCCGAGGTATTCCATAAGAACAATATCGATCGGGATAACGCCCTGGATGTAATTACGAAAATTCTTAAGACGTTCGATTGTTATATATACTGGTATAACGAGAACTGGTATATCGAGCGGTACGACGATATCTATAACGCGACAACGCAATCGTATGTCGAGTATACAACGGGATCCAGTTACGGACCCTCGGATACGGGATCCGCGCACTCGACCAGTTATACCCCTATCGATTTTCAGGATCTATCCCCTATGGGACAATCTCAGACGATCGGGGTTATCCAGGGAATGAAAGAGATCGAGATACGTATCCCCGCGGAGAGATATACGAACCTGGTTCCCGCAACCTTGCGCGACGCCTTACCAATTACAACGACAGCTAACCCCGACTTTCGAACCTGGGAGTATTGGAACGTAGTTGCAACGAAATGGATATCCACAACGAAGGGTAATCCGTTCTCGAATATTAACTCCGCTATACAGCGTTCAGGGTGGTATACGTACGGCGGAGGGTTACCCGCTCACCATATCGGACTATATACAAAGGCTCGGGTAACGGTCGCGGCGTCCGATACGGTCCTCGATGTTAAGTTTAAATTTGGAACCGCAAAGGGAACGTTTGGAACGTTTACCTCCTGGGAGGATTACGAGTTTAATTTTTATTACTTTATCCGTCGAGCGGGGACGACTCATTACCTGGAGTATAATTCAGGAGCGGATACCTGGGCCGTCGATACGTCGGGGGACGAGATAACAAGTAAGGTTCGTGTTGTTGTAAACGGAGAGAACTTCGATAACGCCGCGGTAACGGTCGACGTATCGTTCTCGGTTCCCCTCTCGGATGTTTCCGGACTGGCAACGGGGGACCATGATCTCGTTATCGGAATAGGAACGGAAAGGATCGACGATACCGCCTCGGGAGGTTCGTACGACGATCCCGCAACCTCCGCGATATATGGAGATTTTCAGGTAAAGACAACAGGAACGGCCCCCGACAATAATTACAAAGGAGTTATCAGTACCGATATGTTAAACAAACTATCGATCGAGATTCCTTTCTCGGACTTTGATTCCCTGAACTTTAAAAACTGCCTGGTACGGGGAACCTCGTTCGCCTCCAGGACAACAACCTGGACAGACGACGGAACGAATATACATACCATTGCAGAGCAAAAGATACGATCGCGGTTCCGCCTGTATCGGATCCCCCGACAGAAGATAACCGCGAAGATATCGACCTCGGAGTTTTACCGCCCCTTACGAAACTTTACAGACTCCGAACAATCGGGAAAGCAGTTTATACTATTCGGGTTCACGCATTACCCCGAGCGGGATCAGATGTTAGTAATACTCATGGAGTACGATAATACAGAAACGGTAACTATAACATAAATGGCAACGAGCGTAACGGTAACGGCGGAATACAGGATCGACGATTATTTCGACGAGAGGCAATCGGGAGGAGATATATACATTTATACCTCGAGCGGGGGATCCTTTTTTGATCCGAGTTTGTATTACTCGATCGCGGATCTCGACGGGGGGCAACTCGACAACCGCTATTTTACCGAGACCGAATCCGACGCGCGGTTCGTTCGCCTGACAACAAACCAGACGATCGCGGGGCAAAAGACGTTCTCGAGCCTTGCAACGTTCTCCGCGGGGATCAATGTAACGGGAGCGGTAACCGCAACGGGGGAGGTCGAATCCTGGGATACCTCGGACGAGAGATTGAAAGCGGAGATCGAGGATCTCCAGAAACGAAAAACCCTTTCCGCGTTAATGCGACTCCGCCCCGTTCGATACTGGCACAAGCGAAAGCAGAAACGCGAGATCGGGTTAATAGCGCAACAGGTAATAAAGGATTTTCCCGAGGTTGTCAAAGAGGACGGAAAAGGGTTCCTTATGATTAATTACGGGAAACTGGTTCCCGCTCTCCTGGTCGCGATCCAGGCCCTTAAAGAGGAGGTCGATATCTTAAAAGATATGCTCACAAATGGCCCTGACCGCGAATAACATAACGACCCGCGGGGTAAATATAGAACTCGGATCCCCGTTCGGGGTGAACGATCTTACCGTTAAGGCCCTTTGCGAATATGCCTCGCAAAACCCCCTCTCCTTTTACGGGCCCTGGCCCCTCTCGGTAAATGCAAATAAGGATCCGATAATATCGTACGGAACCAATAACCACAAACTCGGGGACTTTCGTTCTTACAATCACGCCGCCGCAAGTACGGGAGCGAATAACTTTACTCAGAACTGGGGACCAGCGGGAACCAGTTTCGACCTTACGATCGCAACCCTCGCGGGAGAGTTAAACGTACTTAATTGCGATTCGAGCGCGCAATACATTACGTATAACGCGTACCTCTCGAGCGCGAACCGCGCCGCGGAAACCTCCCGACACGACCAGGATATTAACTCGATTCTGTTTAATACGATTACCGCCCTTACGGGACATATCCGAACACAAACGCAAAAGATTCACTCGGTACATATCGATACGTTTGTCGGTATGGCAACGGCGGGACTCAGCACCCCGAACGATATTATATACATGGATACCTTTTTCTCGAATATCTCAGGGACCCGCCTCGTTAACCTGGGATCCGTCTCGGGAGGATATACCGATATAACAACCCACGAACGACAGGATCCCGAGATATACGCAACGGGAAATATCTCCTCCCCCCCGAGCGGATATACGGCACTATTCCCAGTCCTCGCGGCGTCGAACGGTAATTGCCTCGATGATTCGCCCCTCGCTTTTTATAGCGGCGGGATAGGGGATCCAGATATCGATTTTTATTTTGGATTTCATGGGATATATGGAACAGAAACGCGCGCGGTTGAGGCGACGAGCGTAACGATACAAATCGAGTACGACGGGGAAACGAAAAACGTTGTACTCGGAACCGTTTCACATAACCAAAAAACCCAGGTCGACGAGACCTTACCAGGGTCTAAAGTATGGGCGTACGACGAGGACGCGGAGATAACCGTCGTTGCGGCGACCTTTGCCTCGACTCCGAATTACGTAACCTGTTAACAATGGCAGATCTAAAAAAGGAAATAGAGGACCGTTTAATACTGAGTAAAGACGTACTCCAGTTATTCAATTCGACCAGGTTATTAAACGACCGCGAGCGCAAACACGTATCGACCAGGTCGACGCGAATCCGCTCCAGGACCGAGTACGACGTTCACGAACATACGGTAACTCTGGTCCAGGATACACCGATCGAGAAACATATACACCCGAAAGCGATCCGCAAGGGAGTGTTAGCAATGCAGGGGGAGCGGTTGCGGAAAGTCATATACAACGGGACGACATATTCCCAAAGGGGTAATCTATACGTCGCGGAGATCTCCTTTATAATGATTCATAGTTTTGAGAAAACAGGGATCCGACTATTCTCTCGACGGTAAGCAAGTTAAGTACGAATTGTCTTTATTATAAAAAACTGAGCAATGGCAACCGATGTAAAATTATCAAGCGAGTTTACGATTATATACGGCGGAGAAGTAATCGCATATTGTACCGATTTCACTCTCGAAAAGAACAAAGAGATAATCGATATTACCAAACTCGGGGACACCTGGAAAAATAAAAAGGTCGACACGAAAGATTTTAACGTTTCCTTTAACGGAATGATTACCCGAGGGGATACCGT